GTTTTCAGTGGGTTAATGGTGTAAAAGATACAAGCGTTATATTTTATCCAGATCCACAAGGTAGATTTAAAGTAAGTTGGGTACCACCAACACATATACAAAATAAAATTGTATTAAAAAATGGTATCAAATATCCTGGTAACGAGCACATGGGTGCTTTTGGTTGTGATTCATACGATATATCAGGAACTGTAGATGGTAAAGGCTCTAAAGGAGCTTTGCACGGCTTAACTAAGTTTAGCATGGAAGACGCGCCTGCTAATCAGTTTTTTCTAGAGTATATAGCTAGACCACAAACTGCAGAGATGTTTTTTGAAGATGTTCTAATGGCATTAGTATTTTATGGGATGCCTTTACTTGCAGAAAACAATAAACCTCGTCTATTGTATTATTTAAGAAGACGTGGCTACAGGGGTTTTAGTATGAATAGACCTGATAAAGTTTGGAATAAACTATCAACTGCAGAAAAAGAAATAGGTGGTATACCAAACTCTAGCGAAGATATTAAACAAGCTCATGCTGCGGCTATTGAAATGTATATACAAAATCACGTAGGTATGAATACTGAAGGTCAATTTGGTAGTTGTTATTTTAACGAGTTGTTAAACGACTGGGCTAAATTTGATATAAACAAAAGAACGAAACACGATGCTTCTATAAGCTCTGGTCTTGCAATAATGGCTTGCAATAGACATTTATACAGACCAAATGCTGTAATAGAAAAACCAAAACTAAATATAAGTATTGCTAAATATTCAAACAATGGTAATATGTCAAAAATAATTAAACAATAAATATGGCTGTAAGAAGTTATTTCCCATCTCAAGTTGTAAGTGACGTTGAAAAAATGAGTTACGACTATGGTTTAAAGGTAGCTAAAGCTATTGAAGCCGAGTGGTTTCATACTGAAAAAGGTAGCAATAGATATAGAACAAATCATAACAACTACCATAACCTTAGATTATATGCAAGAGGTGAACAATCAATACAAAAATACAAAGATGAATTATCTATAAATGGTGATTTGTCTTATTTAAATTTAGACTGGAAGCCAGTACCTATTATACCTAAATTTGTTGATATAGTTGTAAATGGTATTGCTGAGCGTACTTACGATATAAAAGCATATTCACAAGATCCATATGGAGTAGAACAACGTACTCAATATATGGAGTCTATGTTAAAAGATATTAGGTCTTCAGAAATAAATGATTTTGTTCAAGAAACAACAGGCATAAATTTATATGAAAACGATCCTAATATACTACCTGGTTCTGAAGAAGAATTAAAGCTACATATGCAATTAACGTATAAGCAAGCTGTAGAATTAGCTGAAGAACAAGCTTTAAATGTTTTATTTGAAGGTAGTAATTACGAATTAATTAAAAAACAGTTTTACTATGATTTAACTGTTTTAGGTATTGGCGCTGTTAAAACTGGATTTAATACATCTGAAGGTGTTGTTGTTGAATATGTTGATCCAGCAGATTTAGTATATTCATATACTGAATCACCGTATTTTGATGATTTATATTACGTTGGTGAAGTTAAAATGATACCTATAAATGAACTTGTAAAACAGTTTCCACATTTAGATCAAGAAGAGTTAGAAGATATAATTAGAAGCAAAAGTTATCATCAAGCTAACTACCACAATAATTCATACAATACATTAGAAGAAGACAACAATAAAGTTCAAGTTTTATATTTTAATTATAAAACTTATATGAATGAGGTTTATAAAGTAAAAGAAACTGGTACTGGTGCTGAAAAAATATTAGCAAAAGATGATACTTTTAATCCACCAGAAGATTCTGATAATTTTGGCAAACTACATAGGTCAGTAGAGTGTTTATATGACGGTGCTATAATACTTGGTACTGATAAATTGCTTAAATGGGAAATGGCTAAAAACATGATGAGGCCAAAAAGCGATTTTACTAAAGTTAAAATGAATTACGCTGTTGTAGCTCCTCGTATGTATAAAGGTCGTATAGAGTCGTTAGTACAACGTATCACTGGTTTTGCAGACATGATACAACTAACTCATTTAAAATTACAGCAAGTATTATCTCGTATGGTACCAGATGGTGTTTATTTAGATGCTGATGGCCTTGCTGAAATAGATTTAGGCAATGGCACAAACTATAATCCACAAGAAGCTTTAAATATGTTCTTCCAAACAGGATCTGTAATCGGTAGATCGTTTACAAGCGAAGGTGATTTAAATCCTGGTAAAGTACCTATACAAGAAATACAATCAGGTAATGGTGGTGCTAAAATGCAAAGCTTAATTGGTACATATAACTATTATTTACAAATGATTAGAGATGTAACCGGTCTTAATGAAGCTAGAGATGGTAGTATGCCAGACAAAAACGCTTTAGTAGGTGTGCAAAAGTTAGCCGCTGCTAATTCTAACACGGCAACTAGACATATATTACAAGCCGGTTTATATTTAACTTCTCAAGCAGCGGAGTGTTTGTCACTTAGAATATCTGATATACTAGAATATTCGCCAACTGCAGATGCTTTTGTACAAGCTATAGGTGCTCACAACGTAGCAACTCTTGATGAAATGTCTAATTTACATTTGTATGATTTTGGTATATTTATTGAATTAACTCCAGATGAAGAAGAAAAAGCTTTACTTGAAAATAATATACAAGTCGCTTTAGCACAACAAAATATAGAACTTGAAGATGCTATTGATCTTAGAGAAATAAAAAATATAAAGTTAGCTAATCAATTATTAAAAATACGTAGACAACAAAAATTAGAAAGAGATCAAGCTATAGCACAACAAAATATACAGGCGCAAGCGCAAGCTAATATGCAAACGCAGCAAGCATCTGCTCAGCTTGAAATTCAAAAAGAACAAGCTAAAATGCAGGCTGAAGCTCAACTTGAGCAAATGAAAGCTCAAATGCAATCTCAAAAAATGCAACAAGAAGTAGAGCATAAAAAAGAACTCATGCAGTTAGAGTTTCAAATGAATATGCAGTTAAAAAATATGGAGGTTGAAGGTTATAAAGCAAGAGAAAAAGAAAAAGAAGATCGTAAAGACGAGAGAACTAGAATACAAGCTACACAACAAAGTGAGCTTATAGATCAAAGAAAAAGTGCAAAAGCACCTAAAAACTTTGAGTCTGCAGGTAATGATATACTAGGAGGCGGATTTGATTTAGGCGCGTTTGAACCTAGATAAAAATTATTAATTATTATTATATTATATTATGGCAAAAAAGAAAAAAGAAGAAGTAGTCGAAAAGGCTGCTGAAGACAACGTTATAAAAGTTGATCTTAAAAAACAAAACAAACAAGAAGATGACAATGTCATCAAAGTAGATTTAAGTAAACCACCAAAAACAAAAGAAGATGCCGTTCCAGAGCAAAGCACAGATGAGATACATGTACGCAACGAATCCGAAACTAGCGAAAAAGTGGTCGAAGAAATCGTCGAAGAAACAAATGAAGAGCCTGCCGGAGAGGAAAAATCCGATATCGTTCAAGATGAAGCACCCGTTCTTGAAGAAGTAACAGAAGAAGAAGTTAAAGAACAAACAGAAGAATTAACTGAACAAGTTGAAGAGGCTGTAGCTGAAGCTCAAGAAACTGGTAAGGCAATACCTGAAAATTTACAAAAAGTTGTAGATTTTATGGAAGAAACTGGTGGTACACTAGAAGATTACGTGCGTCTTAACCAAGACTATTCTAGTTACGACGATATGACAATATTAAGAGAGTATTATAAACAAACTAAAAAACATCTTACAGATGATGAAATAACTTTCTTAATTGAAGATTCATTCTCATACGATGAAGAAGAAGATGACGAAAGAGAAGTGAGAAAAAAGAAAATAGCGTTAAAAGAGCAAGTTGCCAACGCTAAAAGCCACTTGGACGGGCAAAAGTCCAGATACTATGAAGAAGTTAAAGCTGGTTCAAAGCTCACGAGTGAGCAACAGAAAGCAATTAACTTTTTTAATAGGTACAACAAAGAAAGC